GGGTGAGCATCACATGCTTGATCATCCTGCAAATTACGTTGTATTTTTTAACGAAGCATGGGGCAGATGGAATGCAGCAATTGATATTAATGGGGTTACTTCTAACCCTAAATCTTGTGGCGGCTATGTTGGCCTAGCTTGTGATAAAGGTTTTTACACTTATTAATTCAACCGCCCCTACGGGGGCAATCAAAAAACCAAGGGGAACAAAATGAACAAATATTCACTGAGTTACAATCAAGTCAAAGCCCGCGATGAATCCACAGAAATCAGGTCAGAAAACCGAATTGGGTTGGTAGGCATCATTATTTTGTTTGCGCTTTATGTCACTGTCTCAACTATGGGCTACAACGACTGTATCAATCTGGGGGTGTGCTAATGACTATCCAAGCCGTTAAAGAAAACCTTGAGCTGCTGATCAACAACATTCAATCATCTTATAAAAATTGGGATGGCGATTTAATTGATTTAAGTGATTACGACAAGGATTCGGCTTGTTATTCGTTTTTGTTACAAATGGATAGCTGGCTTGATGATGTCTTGCCTCCTTGTATTATTGATCAGAAATCGTTTTTGGATAAGCTATACCATGACCTTGAGTCTGATGCGTGTTCAATCCTTCTTAAAAATGCTATCTATTTACACCTTGAGCCAACGTTAAGTGATCTAGTTCAGGAGGCGTATGATTGCGTCAACAACATCCAACCAGAGCCGTTCGCTGGCTATGAGAGGGGAGAGTAATGAATATCTTATTTAGTGTTATTTTTTTAGTGGTTACATCTATGCTTCTTCAGGGAGCATGGTTAATGGTTCAAGATCGAGAGCGCGAATACGAAAAGCGCCAAGAAGAAAGGGCAAAGAAATGAATGATATTAAGCAAATGATAGATCAAGCGCATAAAAGTGCTGACCAAGCGATAAAGAAGGCGCAAAGAAATGCGAAAATGGCATCAGTGAAAGAATATTTAACTAAGCCAGTTGTAATTTATAGATTACACTTGGGAGTAATGATAATCTCTTTGTTTGGCTTCATAGCCTACGAATTATTTATCTATTAGCCAAGGGCGCAAGCCTTCCTCCTGCCAGCCTTATCCACTGGTGTGCTGCAACGGATTAGGCCAAGGTCACTTTGTACCTTTTGACCCAGATTCGTCCACTGGGGAGCTGAAACGGACTACCAATGAAAAATGAGTTAAAATATCGTGATGAAAATTAAAATGTACCCGCTTATAGAGCGGATAGTTGAGGAAGGAATAGACGCAGGGTGGAACAGGGCGCATAAACACACCGACAACCCTATTGAGGAAACTGTTAAATCATGCATTGAAGAATACATAATGAATGGTTTTGATGAATATTTTGATTTTGATAAAGAAGATTAACAAATTCTAAATGGTAACTAAAATAACCATACCATTTATGATATTACCCCCATGCTAAACCATCATTTCAAATCATAACTGATAGTCTTTACAATGCGCCTTCATTCACTCACCAAGGGGCAACCGTGATTATCTACATGATCATCTTCGTAGTAACTTCGCTACTCGCTGTAGCAGCTCAAGACCTTAGTTAGTTTACATTTCCGTTTAAAACGTCCACAATACCCCTAATCAACTACTCTTGGGGGTAGAAATGGAACGTTCAGAAATATCAATTAAGCTAGAATTATGCTTTCAATTTGAGTTAGATGATCTCATTAATAGATTTGATGCTATTATGGAATCACTAATGGAGATTGATGTTCAAAGAAATCAGGTAAGAGATGCCATTAACGAATGGTGTATCTCCGTTGATACCGAGATTCAAAATCAAGAAGCGGTTACAGCAGATAGCTTTCTTGAAGATATGGGCTTTGCCCTTGCTGCTGATGAAGTATTTGGTACGGAAGTATGACAGGCAGACCACCGTGGATACCCACAGAAGAGATATGCGAAGAGGCCCGTGAAATGGCTTCTAGGGGCTTAACTGTATCTCAGATAGCCGATTGCCTTGGTATTGGTGAGCGTACAGTATACGAAAAGCAGAACGATTATCCGCAGTTCATGCAGGCTATAAAAGAAGGAAGGAGCCAAGGAATCAATCAAGTGACCAACGCTTTGTTTGAAAAAGCCATTGAGGGCGACAATACCTGTATGATTTTCTACCTCAAGACAAGAGATCGAGAAAGCTGGGGCGAGCAATACATTGAGCCTATCAAAGAAATTCCACCGATACAGATCACTATAGACCCCCGTGCAATTAACCCTACCGCAGAGTGAAATATTCGTATCGACTAGCCGCTTCGTTTCCGTTGTGGCTGGTAGACGATTCGGTAAGACTTTTCTGTCTACTGGAAAGCTATTAGAGCAGGCAATCAAGTCGCCTAACCGCAATGTCTGGTATGTCGCCCCCACTTACGGAGCCGCCAAAGAGATTGCTTGGGATATGCTGATCGCATCTATACCGCCTGAGTATATAGCTAAGACAAACGAAACCAGCCTAACCCTACGCCTTATCAATGGTTCTGTAATCGCTTTAAAAGGAGCAGAGAAGCCAAACAACTTACGCGGACGAGCTTTAGACTTTGTTGTCCTTGACGAGTTTGCAGATATGAGGCCAGAGGCTTGGTACGAGGTTCTCCGACCTTCGCTATCTGATAGGCAAGGGGGTGCGCTTTTTATTGGTACACCTAAAGGCCGTAATCATTTTTACGATCTATGGGCTAAAGCAAAGGATGGCGCGACAGATTGGCAGTCTTTTCAGTACACAACACTGCAAGGCGGCAACGTCCCCCCTGAAGAAGTTGAAGCAGCCAGAGCTGACCTAGACGAAAGAACTTTCCAGCAGGAATACGAAGCAGCATTCGTAACGTATCAAGGGCTGATTTACTACGGGTTTAACCGCGAAGAGTCCGTATTGGATATGAAAGACGATAGTGGTACACTCCACATAGGTATGGACTTTAACCTTGATCCCATGTCAGCCGTTATATGCATACGAAAAGGCGGGAAGCTGTATGCCATAGACGAGATTGTCATGTACGGATCAAATACCGATGAAATGGTCGCGGAGATAAAAGATAGGTACGGTAATCGTAATATCATTATCTACCCTGACCCAGCATCAAGACAGCGCAAAACAAGTGCTGGTGGTCGCACAGATTTGTCGATCTTACAAAACGCAGGATTTAGCGTTAAGGCGAAAAACTCGCACGCATTGGTCAGGGATAGAATCAACGCTGTGAATAGTCGTTTACTGTCGGGTGATGGTGAACGGCATTTGTATATCTCACCGAAATGCAAGCAGACCATTAAGTCTCTTGAGAGGCAGACATACAAAGAAGGCACAAGTATTCCTAACAAAGATGATGGCTTTGATCACATGAACGATGCCCTTGGTTACTTGATAGAATACCTTTTCCCTGTTCGCACAGAATACGACACACCACAACCCACTAGGTGGACTTGATGAGATTGAACGCAGATACTACGCACCCTGATTACGACAAATATGAAAGCCGCTGGGAGTTCTATGCCCGCAGCTATTTGGGTGGAGAAGATTACTTTAATGGCGCATATCTGACGCGCTACATATCAGAAACCAGTGATGATTACGACCGCAGGCTAGACCTGACCCCGCTTGATAATCATGCTAAAAATATAGTCCACATCTACTCTAGCTTCCTTTGGCGCGTGCCGCCCACCAGAGCATTCAATTCAGCAGCAGGCAACGTAGCCCTAGAGCCGTTCCTTAACGATGCTGACCTTGATGGCCGCAGCTTTAATGCCTTCATGCGTGAGTCTCAGATATGGGCAAGCGTCTACGGTCATGTGTGGATAATGATGGATAAGCCTAAGTCTACTGCTGGCACAAAGGCAGAAGAGCTGGCGCAAGAGATTCGCCCCTATGTGACTATGTTCACACCAGAAAACGTCCTTGATTGGAATTATGTTCGCAGCCCCAGTGGTCGCTTTGAGCTTGATTACCTGAAGGTGAGAGAGAGCGTTATCCGTGTAGACGAAACTACTACAGAGACTTATTACAGGGTCTGGTACAAAGATCGAGTAGAGCTATGGCATTCGGTTAATGACTTAGATAAACAGGTCGAAGTTGATGATAACGTGCTTGGCCGTATCCCTGCCGTATTCCTTCCTGCTAACAGAAGTATCACTAGAGGCATAGGGCTAAGTGACATATCAGATGCCAGTTATATGCAGCGGGCTATCTATCAAGAGCTTTCAGAAGTCGAACAGCTTATACGAATTTCAAACCACCCCACATTGGTTAAGTCTTTCGGGACTGATGCTAGTGCAGGTGCTGGCGCTATTATCAATATGCCTGATGATATGGATTCGAGCTTAAAGCCTTATCAGCTACAGCCGAGCGGTCAGAACCTTGACGCTGTACGCGCATCTATTCAGGATAAGATACAAGCTATTAACCGTATGAGTCACATGGGCGCTGTTCGCGGTACTGAAGCCGTTACTATGTCAGGTGTGGCAATGGCTACTGAATTCCAGATGTTGAATGCCAAACTATCCGAGAAGGCTGATTTGCTTGAGCTTGCTGAAGAGCAGCTCTGGTTGTTGTTCTGCCAGTGGCAAGAGATAACCGCAGACGTTGAAATATTCTACCCTGATTCGTTTGACCTTCGTGATTACGATAAAGAGCTAATGTTCTTACAGCAGTTGCGCTCTACTGGCGTTAAGTCAGTAACGATGGCTATGGAGATTGACAAGAAGATTGCAGACCTTCTACTCGATGATGAGCAGCTTGCTAAAGCGCACGTTGAGATTGAAGAAAAGGCATCTGTACTTGGTGACTTCTCAGACAAGACCCAGATATACAGCTACCACATAGATGCTGGCGTTGTTACTCCTAACGAGATAAGGGAGAAGATTGGCCTTGATGATGTTGAGGGTGGCGACACTCTCATTGAGGCTAAAGAAGAAGGTTCAGAACCAGCGGGCAATGTTGGACAGTTTTAATGGCAGCAGATAGCGATTATTCTGAAATCTTAGAGCGTCTAGCCGATAGCCATCAAGAGCGATTGGCTGGCGCTTTAAAGACCTTAGAAGACGATGTAGCAAGCCTTATGGCTACTGCTCCAACGAAAGACGGGAAACTGTTTGACTTGGAGTGGGCTGTATCCGCTAGGCCGCAAATACGAGCGGCATTAGAAGCTGATTATCTTTCTGAAGTTGATGCAGCAATTAGAGATTACACAAAGGTTTCTGCTGATGCTTCTAAGATGCTTTCTAGTTATGGTGACTTTACCAAGTTAGATCAAACAGTTATTAGCCAGTTGCAGCGACTATCCTTCCAAGGGTTTGAGGCCATTGCTAACGAGTACCTTGATGTAATGGCTAACGAGGTTTATCAAAGCACCCTGACAGGTCGATCATTTAACGACACAGTTAAGAACCTTAGACAGACAATTAATGGCGTTTACATTGAGTCCGACAACCTAGAGGCTAACCGCCTTGTTGATGTTGCTGCTAACGGTACGGCAGCGCAGCAGGCAGACGCTGTAAGGCAATTGCAGACGGTCTACGCCAGAGATAGGGTTGGTAATAACCTAAGACGTTACGCAACGCAGATGGCACAAGACAGCCTTATGCAGTTTGATGCCTCAATCAATACAGCGATTGGCAAGCAGTCTGGCGCTACCAAATGGAAGTATTACGGAGGAACTGTCAGGGACTCAAGGCCGTTCTGCGTGGAACATGCTGGGCAAGTGTTTACCGAAGAAGAAATTGAACAAACTTGGGCGGGTAGCTGGAAAGGTAAGGCATCTGGCGACCCATACATTGTAAGGGGTGGCTACAACTGCCGACATCACTGGCGACCTCAATTTGATGAAGAGGAAGAATAATGCCACAAGGCAAAGGTACATACGGTTCAAAAGTGGGCCGACCCAAAAAGAAGAAGAAAGTTAAAAAGTAACCAATTATGCTACAATCGAGATTCACCATTCCACCTACTCTTTTAGAGGCTACGTCACATGAGCGATGAAATCATGGCAACAGAAGCAGATACTGAAACTGCGGCAACACAAAGTCAGGAAACCAAGACCTTTACTCAGGACGAACTAGACCGCATTGTTGCGGATCGTGTTGCAAGAGAGCAGCGTAAGTTCGACAAGAAGATATCTGGCATTGATCTGGATGACGCAAAAGACTTAATGGCGCAGCGAGAAGCTGCCGAGTTAGAGCGAAAGAAAGAAAGAGGCGAGTTTGATTCTATCCTGAAACAGACGGTCGAAAAGAAAGACATGGAGATACAGAGTTACAAGAGCAAGCTACAACAGACGCTAGTTGATGGCGCTTTGCTTGGTGCTGCTGGTAACAGTAATGCTGTAAATCCAAATCAAGTTTCTCAGTTACTTAAAGGCCAGACTAGACTGTCGGAAGATGGGACAGTTGAGGTGCTAGACGCTAACGGAGTACCGCGATACAATGACAGCGGTGATTTGTTATCCGTCAATGAGATGGTAACGGAATTCTTGACAGTAAACCCGCACATGGTCAAAGCCTCTATAGGTGGAACAGGATCGCAGGGTAACACTGGTGGCTCTACACAGAAGCCTACATCTGTGGCAGATATGGTTGCAAACTGGAACGATGGCGGCAAAGAAGCATTTGCGGCTTTCAAGAAAAAGTAACCACCAAACCACAAACTAATTTTATTTAAAGGCAATTTATCATGGCTGCAACTACTTCAACCACTCTTGACGATCTATTTGTAAATATCGTTGCTCAGGCGCGTTTCACTGCTGAAGAGCAATCTTTAATGATGGGTCTAGTAACTAACTACAACATCCAAGCCCAAGCGGGCAAGACTATTCAGGTTCCTAAGTACCCAGCAATCGCTGCTGCCGACTTAACTGAAGGCACCGATATGTCTAGCACCACTGTTTCTACTAGCTCAGTTTCTGTAACTGTTGGCGAAGTAGGCGCACAGGTTCTGCTAACTGACATGGCTACTTACGGTGACGGCAACCCTGCTGTTGAGCTAGGTACTGTTCTTGGTAACGCTATTGCTACTAAGATTGATACTGACCTCATTGCTTTGTTTGACGGCTTCTCTGGTTCTATCGGTGCTGCTGGCGCTGAGATCACTGTTGCTGACTTGTTTAAGGCTGCTGCAACTCTACGCGCTAACAAGGTAACTGGCGTTATCAATGCTGTTGTACACCCTTTCCAAGCCTACCAGTTGAAAGCTAACCTAACTAACACCTTTGCTAACCCAAATGGTGGCGACTTGCAGAACGAAGCAATGCGTAACGGCTATGTTGGAACTATCGCTGGAATCAATGTCTACGAGTCAGCTAACGTAGCTATTGACGGTGCTGGCGATGCTAAGGGCGCTGTATTCGCTCCTGAAGCTATTATGATCGCTATGAAGCGTGACTTTAACATTGCGCCACAGCGTGATGAGTCTCTCCGAGCATTCGAGCTTAACGCTACTGCCGTTTACGGTGTTGCAGAGCTTGATGATGCGTTCGGTATCGAGCTTCTGTCTGACGCTGCACTGTAAGATAGTAAGACTAATAATCTGCCCTCCTTCGGGGGGGCATTTTTTAAAAGGTTAAATAATGGCTTATTCCTCAGACGCTGATTTACTTAAACTGATTCCCGACATTCTTAGTCTGGGCATTGAGTCTTTTGTTTTGGAGCATCCTAAAGCTGAAGCTGATCTTCAGCGAGAGTTACGCATTAAGTGGTGGCCCAGAAAGAACATAGCAGGCGAGATGGATACTACAAAGCTCACCCCTGCACAGTTCACTATGGCGAGTGCCTACCTAGTGTTGTGGCGTTATGCTTTGCCCCAGCTTACTAACTGGGTCGATGGCGACAGATTCGGTAATATGATTGACTTCTACAAAGCGCGTTATGGCGAAGAGCTAGAAGCAGTTTTATCTGATGGTGTTGACTATGATGAAGATGGTGATGGCGCTGTTGATTTTGCTGAGAAGCAACCTGTCGGACAATGGCTTAACCGTTAATGCAAATCAAGATAACCACCAACGCTAAAGAGATAGCCAAGCGAGTAAAGAAGCAAGGCAAAGAATTATCCGATAGCGTTAAAAAGGCTCTATCTATTACCGCTCAAGCTGGCGTTAATATTATTGAAGATAGAACCAGTAAAGGCGTTGGCTATAAAGGAAGATTCAAGCCTTACAATGCAACGTATGCAGCATTTAGAGCGAGTAAGGGTAGAGGTAGTTTACCTGATCTACAGTTTACAGGTCAGATGCTAGGCTCTATGACAACTAAGGCTAACAGCAAACAGGCAGAGATATTCTTTAGTCGAGCTGCTGAGTCTAAGAAAGCTGCTATGAATGACAAGAAAAGACCTTTCTTCGGGTTCAATAGTTCTGAAGAAAAGAAACTGGGTAAGATATTCTTTAAGGCGTTGAAATGAGTGTAAGAGAAAGCATTGCTAATAACTTAGTTGAAACCCTGCAAGCGACAATTGATCCAGTGGCTATCAAGTACGTTACCCGCGAGCCGTTTGATTTTGACAAGTTATCCAGCGCACAGTTTCCAGCTATATTGGTTCGCAGTGCTGGCGAAGATAGAGAAGATAGCTCTATAGGTGGTTCCATTACTCAACGTATGGCTACCATAAATTACGAATTCATTTGCTACGTTAAAGGCTTTGTCATTGATTCAGCCCGCAACAATCTTATTGAAGCAATTGAAGAAGCTCTTGATGTTGACCGTTTGCGTGGTGGGTATGCCCTAGATACGCAGATAATTAATATCGAGATTGATGAAGGTTCTATTGATCCCATTGGCGGGATTATTATTACAGTTCGCGTTTTGTACCAATACACTCGCGGCACAACTTAACTTAAATTAAAGGTAATTATCATGGCGACTAAAACAGGCGCATCTGGAGTAGTAAAAGTACAAGTCTCAGGCACGACTGTTGCCGTGGTAGGCGAAGTACGTTCTTTCACGTTTGACGGTTCAGCAGATACCATTGAAGATTCAGTAATGGGCGATGTTTCCAGAACTTATAAAACTGGACTAAAAACAAATACAGTATCACTTGACGTATATTGGGATGAAGCAGATGCACAGCAGCTAATTCTTGATGAGCGTGCTTCAATCGATTTTGAAATCTATCCTACAGGCACTGGCACTGGAGAGACTTTCTTCTCTGGAACAGGCATTGTAACTTCTCGCTCTATTACTGGCTCTTTTGATGGCATGGTCGAAGCCAGCTTCTCAATCCAGTGCAGCGGTGACGTAACAGAAGCACAAGTTTAATTAACTAAGGGGATAAACCATGGGATTAGCTAAAGATTTAAGAAGTAGAAGAAAGTTGCAGGCGCGAGAAGTATTAGTACCTGCATGGGGTGACGAATCTGGAGCGTTTAAGTTGTATTGCAGAAGCATTACCTGTTACGACTTAGACCAGTTGCAGAAGAAGCACCCCGACTTTCTTAACAATACGACTATCGGGGCAATGGTAGATTTGATTTGTATGAAAGCAGAAGATGAAGGCGGCACTAAGCTGTTTGGGTCTGCTGAAGATCGACTTGATTTGATGGGTGAGGAAACTAGCGTTATATCTGACATTGCTAACCAAATGTTTGCAGAGATTGAAACTGTTGAGGCAATACAGGGAAACTAAAAAGCGACCAGTCAAGGATGAATCTGCTTTCCTTGGCTGATCGCCTACACCTTACGATAGAAGAAGCAGAACAAATGCCCGTTAATCATTTCAACGAATGGTTGGCTTATTACCAAATATTGAGTGAGCAAAATGGCTGAAGATGTAAAGAT